TAGCCAATAAACGGTACCAAGTTATACATACCGCCTGGTGATTCGCTCGCTCTATCAATAATACGGTGCGGGCCAACAAACCATGCTTCACGCACGTTAGGGAATGCGGCGTATTCAAGCTTTACTCTACCGCTTTTAACTGCCGCCTGGTGTATGGGGTTGCTCTTATCGTATTCAATAACACGGCCGTCACTCATCTTGATAACGTGAGCACGCTTCCACACTTTATAGTAAACAACTTGCAGTAATACACGGTTGCGAGTTTGGTCTAGCCACTCGCTTTGCCCACGACTCCAACTCTGGCTATCATGCCACGCTGAGTGCAGTGCGTGATCTTCAACATGCTCTTTATCAACGGTGCTATAAAAGTCCTCCCATAAATTCACCGAGTTTTTTAATATCTCTTTGTGATCAGGGAATGTGGCTAGCGCTTCGTCTAAATCCATCCATTTTTTACGCAGCATCCAACGTGCATCGCTTTTATCTGCCTCTTGTGCGTTCCAATCCCACCATACTTCGCGGCGGTGAATGAATTTAACACGATACGGCGCAGCAAACGGGATAGGGTTTTTAGTGACTTCTACCCAACCAATCCCTGCTTTTAACTGACTTGCATACGCATCTGAGCACTCACGATCAGCATTAGATAAGCGCCAGGCATCTTTAAACTTTTCATTTAAGCCTTTGGCTAGCTCTTCACCGTTTTCATCATCAGCAACAATCATTAAATCAGAACGTGAGCGCGCTTCTAAACCAAGTACGCCATCAATAGTCGGGCCAATCATGTTATGTACGATTTCAGGTTGCCCGCGATCTTGTAATACTTTTCTAACCGCCTCGCTTAACTGGTCACCATCATAATATGCACACGCTTTTGTTGCAGGCGTGCGCCAATCTGGTTGACTATCTATGTCGCCCAATAGCGTTAACAGCTTATCGAGCGTAAAGCCGTCTTTATTTGATTTTACGTGATCAGCCATTCTTATCTTGCCATCCAATGATTAGGGTTATGTGGTGCGGGTGAGTCGTCTTTAATTAGTCGTTTTGGCATTCTTACGCGCATTTCTTGTGCAATCATGTAGCTCATAACCTGATCATCAAAACCGCCAGGCTGTGCACCCATTCGGCCTTTTTTATCGTATACAAAGGTATTAAGTTCACTTGCTGTGCCGCGCCACACAATGCCGTCTTTATCATGCGTTAGTAGTTCATCTAATCCACTGGTTAAAATGGGCTTAGATTGTGCGCTGGTGTTCCAGCCTACTTTGCGTGTTTCTTCGTCCGTATCTTCACGATCAATATGTTCTTCCGTGTAAATCCGGCTCGTTGGGTAAATATCTACAAGCTCTTGAAGTGTTGCATGACCGTGATTGTTTCGCTCAATGCCGATATAAGCCTTGTTATACATCAAGCCTATATGCTTATTAATGTGAGCAAACCGCTTGGGGTCTATATGGCCGAACCAATGTGCTACTTGTCTGCCATCGGATCTAGCAACAACGTCTAATGAGCTGCGATCGCCATGTTCAAGTCCTTCTGCAACATCACCGCCGATCGCATAATCTTCGCTCTCGTCTGGCAATTCCCAAACAAGTAGGTAACCAAGTGTTGATTGAGCCAGCTTGTCGCCACCTTTGGCACTTAAATCAACTTTGCCGTTCATTTTTTTGCGCTTTCCGGTGTATGGCTCAATATCGTAAACAAGTAACGGCTTAACGCAGCGTCCTTCAACGCGCATCAAATCATCACTATCAAATACTTTGCGGCCTGACGTTAAGAATGCCTCCATCGGTGTAGATGGATATTCCTGTTTCATCTTGCCTTTTTGGTTGCGCTCTTTGCCGATATACCAGCTAATTTGCTCGTCTGTTAGCTTTACGCCGCTAGCCTTTTCGACTGACTTAAAGTATTTATCTTTCGCTTTTGAAAGTTTTAAGCCGCCTGGCGGTACGGGTGCTGTGTACTTGGGATCATCAAACCAAGGGTAAAAATGGAATTTAAAATCTTGATGGCTTAAGCTAAGCCCTGTCGCGAGCAGCTCCATCGCATCGACTGACATATCAAAAAAGTTACCGGTTGCGCCCTCTGCCGTTGACTCTATAAAAATATAAGAGCCTTCATGCACCGCATTTAACGAACCTGATTGAACTTCGTCTGCTCGCAATGGGTAGTTAGCGCATATCTTGCCGTATTCTGATACGTGTAAAACCTGTAGCGTTCCTGAGCGAAACGATACTGCGACTCTTATCCATGAGTCGTTATTGAATTTAATGCCGGTGCCAGTTTTACTCTTAACTGATCGCTTGCCCGTTTTAAGCCAACTTGGTAGCCGCTCGTAGGGATAAAGTATCTTAGATGAAAATATGGCACTGGCTTCTTCTTTACCCTGGGCGATTACTCCGCACTGCCTGTTATCGTTAAACATGGCATGGTCTAGGATAAAAACTTGTATTGCTGTGCTAAAGCCAAGCTGGCGCGCTTTTAAGATGATGTTTAAAAACCACATCGTTACAAAAAGTACGGTTTGCGCTATACGACAACGAAACAACACTTCGCGACCTTTCTCGTCCGCTATGATGTATAAGTTGTTTAAACGCCACCACCAACAATCAAGGTAGGGCTCGCATCGCTCTAACAGCTCTACTTCATCTAAATTAAAGCGTTCTTCTTCTGTGAGCCATGTGCTCTTAGAGTATTTAGCTGGTTTTGGTTGCATTACTGACTAACCACCGTATCTAAACCGCCTGTGCGCTTATCAATGAAATCATCAAGCTTACTAGTGCCGCCGGCCTCTTTACGTGCTTTGGCTGCTTCATGCTCTGCAATTTCCGCCTGATGCTTGCCACGTTTGGTCGCGTTGACCAGCGCTTGTGTTTGTTGCTTAATACGTGTCGTTTCAGCAATAAGCTTGCCGCGTGCTAGTGTGTCTGTCTCAAGGCTTGATAGCGTTTTAGTTATCGACTCAGCACGTATGACATTTCTATCAAGTGACATTTCAGCTTTAAATAACGACTCATAAAGCATCACTTTCGATTCGTTTGTAGTATCCGCATCATCTAATAGCTTTTGGATACCCTCAATCGAGTCCATAACCATGTGAATGCGAGCGCGACATAAATCAAGTTCATCTTCTAGCGTTGTTGCTTCAACTAACTGATTAACGCCTTGCTTAAAATACTTTGTATAACCGCCGTGTTTAAAGTTCGGCGCTCTTTTTAGCTTTTGCCCTTCGTCTTTAGCTACTTTGCGCGGCGCTTTTCTTGATGTTTTTATGTGTTTTCGCGCAGTGCTGTAGCTTAAACCGTGGCTGTCGCAAAATTCCCGCAGCGAAATCTTAGTTTCAGCGTGCTGCTTTTGGAAAAGCTCGTTTAAGTCTTTCCATTTTGACACCTGCGGCCATCCTCACCAACCCGCTTATCGAATGGGCTGCTCTCTTTGTCGCTCAATAACTCTGCCATTCGTGCACGATGAAATTCAGCATCTTCGGCGCGCTTTTGTAGCTCTAGCTCATGCCGCTTGTGTTGACTGCGCCAATTAATGAAAAACGTAGCCGCAGTAAATGCGATGCCAAGAATAAGAGCGATCGAGTTTAACGATAATAAACCAGCCCCAGCGGTGCCAATGCTTGCTGTATAACTAGCAACTGTTGTTGATTTATCCATTGTTCTCACTGGCCCACTGTTTGATTCGGTTAATGTTTTCATTGCATTGGTCTACTAATGCCTCTAAAAGTTGTGCATAGCTAAGCAAGTCCGCATTGTCTGCTATGACTGTTTGATTGACTTCGCAAGGGGATAAATATTCGCTTGGTGGCGTAACATACTTGTACTGAGTTTGAGCAATAATCTCAGTTACAGTTTGCGGTTCTTGTGTACTTGAGCAAGCTGATAGCATCACAAGGAATACTGTTATTAGCCCATTTTTTAACAGTTTCATTGTGCGACTCCCTCAAGCTGTCGATTTCAAATTGTGTTACTGCGAGTTCAGACGTAATTATTTCTATTCTGCGCTCGTATTCGCTGTTGATGCGTGAGATTGAATCACGTTCACGAATTAGTTTTTGGTTCTGCTGCTCTGATAGCTTGACGCTTTGAGATAGGTACTCCGCTTGAATTGATAGCGTTTCGAGTTGAGCGTCTTTTGTTTTGATTGTTGTGTGCGCTGCGTTTAAATCACTTTCTGACTGCGCAAGCTGGTACGTTGCGTAAGCTAGTGCGAGCAATAATGCGAGTATCAATACTCTTTCAATGCTGCTGAATAGTGTCGTTATCATTTTTAGCACTGTTAACGCCCTCTATGCACATTTTACGTTCTTGCTCTCTGCGAACAACTAAACCAACAAGTTTACGGCCCTTTGCATAAACCCAACGCGGTAGTTCATCGCATGCGCGTAGTCGCTGGCCCTCGTTTAAATAACGCAATAGTGAGCTGCGTCTAAAATTGCCTGAGCCAACGTTGTAATGAAAAGATAAGTACGCAACGTGCTCGCCTTGGCTTAGCTCTACATTGACAGCGCTCATTAACAAGCTGTTATGCTCCGCCAAGTCTTGGGCTAACAAGTTCAAACATTCATCTTCCGTGTATTCTTTGCCAGCTACAGCCGTTTTTGTGTGTCCATAGCATGCTGTCTCTATGCCAACTGGGTCTAAATAACCGGCCAATTCCTCGCCCTCAAAGTTTGCGACTGTTACACCAACCGCAGCAAGCACGCCGGAAAGGCCAAGCGCGATTAACTTGTTAGCTTTCATAGTCGCTTACCTTTTTAGCTAGTAAGTATCCCTCTAGCTCCCATAGCTTATCTTTACACATGGCCTCGCACTTCTCAGTGCAATACTTAGCGCCGAGCTCTTTATTGAAATTACGCTTATCAACACAAGCCATAGTCGCTGTAGCTAAAGTAAAGTCAACTACTCCTACAGTAATGTAACCAGTAACAATAGTTGTCGTAGTACCTGTCACCAGTTGAGCGTCGTATTTAACCTGCTTCATTAGGTTTTCAATGTGATCAGGTGAGACTTTTGGATAAATAGCTCCGTTTCTTTCAAAGTCATCACACATTTCTTTATCGCTTGTCATGGCACACCATTAATGAATTTACTTCACGCATAAAAAAGCCAGGCTGTTAAACCGGGCAAGCAAGTAGCATAGAGCAAAAAAAATCCGCTCAGTCGTAAAACTAAGCGGATTTCTTCAACATGTGAAAAGATATATCAATCTTGGGGGGTTTGCAAGTCATCAAGATTAACATAAAGACTTTCCACAGCTTCTTCTAGCGCTCCAATCATAACTTTTAAGTGCTGCTCTGCTTGCGCCTTGTCTTTTGTTGCCTTCCCTGCGTGACCGCGAAACGCCTTGAAACCAAACTTTGCAATATAATCTGTGTCGCTACCGCCTAGCAATTCGAACTTGTCACAGGCTTTGCTTCCTGATAATGGATCAGTCAGCGAGTAAATATAAATATGCTCCTCTTTATAAATATACCTCTCTTTTACGCCATCAAGCCCAACAACATAAAACTTTCTACCACGCTCCTGGGTCGTCATTATCTATCTCGCTCATTAAGTAAAGTTTATAAAATTCCATAAGCAGGTTAAACATGCCTTCTAGGTTTTGGATCGCCTGGCCAACAAACCATAATTCATCGCTTGATGAATGTACCTGTTCAATCACCTTGCTAGCTTTATTTAAGCCGACCACTAATATGTCTACTTCTGAGCTGCTAGACACAAAATTCTCAACAAGATCTTTTACATCTTCCGTGCAGGTATGTTTTGCAGTGTACTCTGCCCTTATGTCGTAAAGGTAACAGTAAAGCTCAACAAGCCTAACTGATGCGCTTGAAACCGGGTAAGACACGCTTTCTTCACGATCCATCTCTGCGTACCTTTGAGAGATGCGACCTAACTCGCCAACTATCGCGCCTGTGTCTGTATATCTGCTTATCATTTCAATAAGCTCTGCTTTGCTGTATTTAATCATTGCTAGTCCTTATTCTTTGCCAGTTGAAAGTTAACCATGTGAACAACGGCCATTTTCTCTACTAATGACCAGCCATCTACTTTTTTAGCTAGCTTCTCGTTGTTACGAACAAACCAGCTAAGCATTTCAGATTCGCGCTGAAAGTCTCTATCATTAACGCCCTTGAATGCCTGGTAAAAGCATTGCTTTTCACTTTCCTCTAAATCGGGCAGCATAGACGCAGCAATAATTTCAAACTGCTGCGCTACCAAGTTAATTGAGCCGGACCAGTTTTCATCTTGGCCGGCCATAAAAGCTAATAATGTCTCTTGCGTCTTTTCGACAAGTCGCACTGACTTTTTAATTGCTGGCATTGCCGCCCTCCGTAACATCTATAATTTTAACATCTTCATTTCTGTACGTTGATTCAAGGCCATCAACGTAAGTAAGTGTTATGTCGTCCTCTGTCGTTGAAAGGTAAACGCTGCTCACCAACCTGGTTACATCAACGCCATGAAGTAATATCTTTCTCCCAAACTGCTTACAAACATCAACTGTAAGTGGCTCGATACTACTTCTTGGCTCGTCGGTGATGGTTACATAGCTTTCATCTAGCTTTACAACGTTGCCGTCCTTGAGCCGTAACTCAACCTTTGGGCCGTCATCTTCAAAGAGTACGCTTGTTGAACTGACTAACGGTGTTATATCTGCAAGCCATAGTAAAACTCGTTTGCTCATGTTATTTATCCTTTTTATTAACGTATTTAAGGCCTGACTTTCTCACTGCTCTAAAAAACATCCATCTAGCCATTTCAATACAAGGATAGCCAAGTGAGTTATTATATTTGCCGCAATCTCCTTTGCTACCATCGCAACAGCTCTTTGATACAGCCCGTCTTAACCCGCCTTGCTCGCTTTTCAACAAGCATACTTGGTAAAGATTCTCCTCATTCATACCAACAGCCCAAGCTATCCCCTTGCCTAAATCTATTTTTACCGATTTGGCGTAAAACCAATCTTCACAATCGTAATAAACTTCTGGTGCGGGATGACAGTCAACAACCTTGCTTTCTATTTTTATATCTGTGTAGCCTTCCTCTGTTAAATCGGGAATCTCAAGTAGCAAGTCATTTTTGATTGTTTCTTTGTCAAAGCCGCCATAAATAACTTCTCTTTGCCCGTCCAGCGTTGCTTTTATCTCGTAAAAGGTATCTATCTTGTATTCAGCTATCATGCCCACACTCCGTTAAGGTATTTTATTTGATTGACCTGCTAAATGTATCGCACCCCTATCGCACCTGTCAAGTGTGAAATTCCATAGCGTAAAAAAGAACATTCAGTCGATAAACAGGACAAATCGTTATATTTCCCCCTCAATTGTTCCGCTTAAAGCGAACATCAATTAAATATCAACAACTTACATTTTCAATTGTTCCGCCATTTGTTCCGCGTTGTTCCGCTAAAACTTTGCTTTAGACAATAAAAAACGCCCTTAATTTAATTAAGAGCGCTATTTTGTTCCGGTGTTGTTCCGTTTTGTTCTTTAGTGTTCCGTTAGGTGATACCGTACTCGTCTACAGGTTTTGGTCTTCCATGCTATCGACCTCTCATAATATTGCCGTTCTTTGTAGTAGCATCGCCCTGGACACTTCCACACATCACATTGCCGTTCTTAGTCTCTACATCGCCGCTTACATCGCCACACGTAATGTTTCCGTTTTTAGTGGTTGCTGTGCCAGCTGCCCCGTTTACTGTTATATCAGCATCTTCGGTCTTTATGTTTTCAACGTTGCCTTCAATGACAATGTTTATGGTTCTTTCTTCAATGGTGTCTAGGTCTTTTATATCCACACCACCAATAGTAATTTTGTTATTGCTTATGCACACATCGCCACGACCTGAGTGTGTAATTGTTTTGCCGTTTATTGTTATCTTATTCATGCTTATCTCGCTCTTGCTTTAGCGTATTTGCTTATGCTCATGCTTTCTACAATCCACGTATCAACACCAAATATTCTACGTTTTACAAATGTCACTGTGCTTTGGTCTAAATACGTTGTATTGCCTGCGCTGCTAACTGATGGCTCAAGTATGTTATGCAATATGACCTGTATGCTGTTATACCTAAACGTTTCGGGGTCCGGCAATCTTGAAACCGCATTAGCTAACTCAACTGCCGTTATCATGCTGCTTCATCCCCCATCTTTAAGCGTATGTTTTTAAAGATGGCGCTCTCCCATTCAGATATAAGCCTAAGCAATTCCTTTGTTACTTCATCATGCGTACTTGAATAGCTTTTATGTCCGATACCTATAATCTTGCATCTACTGCGATTAGACAAAGGCTTGCGTCCGGTGCCGTGGCATTTAGTGCATATCAAAGCGTCTAGGTTGGTGGCCTTTTGCCCTGGAGCTAAACCGCTACCATCGCATTCATTGCAAACAGGCTGAACATGCTCATGTATTGCAGCCATAACCAAACCGTTTAATGTGTCTGGCTTTATTTTGTATTGGCGTATTTTTATAAACAAAGTTGCGTGCATTATTAGCGAGCGCGCAACACGATTAAGCCTTGTTTCTTCACCCACATAACGAAAGTAAGCCCAATTGGTTTGGCATTGCGGTAAACCTGCTAAAGCATGCGCTGCCGTTCGCCAATCAATAACGTCTTGCCCGCTACCACCAAACGTACCAGTGAGATTTAGCGTTTTAGTTGTAAGCTTTGCAAGTAGCTTAATCGGTTGCATATTATCTCACTCCCATACGTTTAAATATAGCGGTAACTTCTCTATGTGCTGCTAGCTCTTCATCTGTCGCAACTGGGGGCGTTGCTGTTAAACACGGCCAAGACAAATCAAACGTTTTAATTAAACCCTGCTTTATCATCCAGCCATAAATATGCTGGTCTTGCGTCATTTTTAGCTTTAACGGCTTATCATCCATACAGCGCCACCAATGCGGCATCGCGCTTATCCTCATTGCTTCTGCCTTTCCAGCCTGTGATCTGATTGAAATACTTGTCGCTTTTTTTGGCCTCACGCTTAACCGGACCTTTAAGCGGTGGAACAAGCTTTACTTTATAGCCCTGGCTTTCTAGCACTTGCTGTATTAGCGAGCCTGTGGCCTTACACTTACCTACGTCTTGGCAAATTTTTTCACGTACAGAGCGTTTGTTTTTAACCTTTTCACCGAAAAGTGGTTTTATCGCGCTTGGGTTTTCAAGCTTTATCAATACTTCTTCTTTTTGACCTGCCGCCGCTATGTACTCGAACATATCGACAAAGCTTAGCTACTCAAGATGAATGATTGTTTTGCCATGGATAACAGCAACGCCGATTTTAACAAAATCTGGATCAATACCAATCGTTATGCTCATTTCGCCACCTGTATCAATTCTTGCTCGAGTAAAAGCTTCTGCGTTCTAACCATGCCGTCATACGCATAAAGCCGATTAAATCGCGGATCACCTAGCGCCACTCTGCCGTCTATAACATCGTGACACGCTGAGCATGCGTAAGCAGCGTGAATATCATCACACTTCTGGCCCATTCCCGCGCCTCTCCCTACGTGAGCAAGTACAACAGTTTCAGTGTTGCGGTTGCATACGCATGGAATGCGTACTTG